TACCTAATTCACTACTGTAGCTATAAAAATTTCCAGTACTATCTAACCTTTTTGTAATAATAAAATCTGGAGCAGAATTTAATCCGTGACCAATAGAAGCGTTATCTACCGCATTCCCAGTATATTTCACAATACTAAACCCAGCATCTGTATTAGCTGATACTTGACTTGTAATAGTTCCATCTGTGTTTGATACTGCTGCTCCTCCTGCTTTCCAGTTCCAAGCAACTTGACCTACGTTGTTTTCATTTGCATCTACATTACTACCAACAGTAAAACCATTAGAATCAAATGACTGTATAATTGTATTATTTGTTATTTCAGCATTAGTACCATTTGACCTAAGTTGTTTATCTACGCCTCTAATTGAATCGGTAAGATTATGTGCGTAATGGTCTCTATTCTTTATCCAAGTAAAATCTGGTTGAAAATCTAAAGAAGTTATTGATTGAGTAGTACCATTACCAGTATATATAACAGGTTCAAAATGGTCTGTAGGTACAATAGTAGGTTGACAATAAACCTCGTCATAAAGTGTAGTTACTTCGTCTGATGTTATTGCTCTGTCGAATATGCGTACTTGGTCTATTGAGCCATTAAAAGTATCTTCTTCTCCTGAGTAATTTCTGTTCAAAGAGCCGATTCTCCCTTTATTTGCTGTTCCATTCAAATCTCCTACCCATTTACCATTATTTGTCCCTGCCAAAGTGGTCAAAGTTTGTAATTGACCATTAACATATAAATTATAAGCACTTCCATCTGAAATAGCTGCAACGTGATACCAAGTTCCGGTAGAAAGAGTTGTTGTGTCTGATAAAAATTCGCTACTTGTTCCGTTAAATTGTCCTCCAATCGTAAAACAATTATTGTTATTTGTTCTCGTTCCGAATCTTACAAAATCATTAGAATCAAGACCAAAAGATAAAATTGCAGACCTATCAAAATCATTAACATTAACCCAAGCAGAAAAACTCCCTTGAGTTTCTAATATTGGAGCTACACTATTAATATCTACATAACTACTACTCCCATTAAACTCCGCTGCATTACCAAACTTACCTGCTACGTTGAAATTAACATTAGTAGCAGTCCCATCATAAGAACCTGTTTCGTCTGTAGCATCATTCATTTTGTAGTATGCTACTCCAGAAGGTGTGTTTAAAGATATGTTAGTTTGTGATGTCGCTAGTGTTTCTGCGTAAAGCGTAGATACGTTAGCTGCTGAAATTGCTTTGTCGTATATTCTTACTTGATCTAAACTTCCATTTAAAGGACTTTGTCCTGTATTTCTTGAACCTAAGTGTTGATTTCCACTTCCAAGAGTTAAAACTCCTGTTTGTGTTGAAGTTGCTGTGTTAATTTCATTTCCGTCAAGGTATAGTTTTGCTACACCGTTTGCTTGATTTTGCCAAGTTCCAATAACATTATGCCAAGTGTTGTTTGAGATTACACTTGCTGAAATAATTTGAAAATAAGTTGTGCCCCCTGTATTAACTCTAAACACTAATCTTCCTGCACTTGATATATTGCCATTATATATTTGAATCCCACTACCTGCTGTATAATTAAAATCAACAAGCATTTGAGTACTGCTATTATTGTTAGTTTTAAACCATAAAGAAAAAGTTAAATCAGTACCTTGTGATGATATACCATCTCCCGCTTGAAAAGAAGAATTACTCCCATTAAATACAGCAGCATTACCAAACTTACCAGTAGCATACGTTACGTTAGTAGCAGTACCATTATAGTTGCCAGTTAAGTCATTAGCATTACTTTCAAATTCGTATGTAGCAATAGAATCAAAAGGTACTCCATCTAATATTTGAACTGTATCTGTGGTACAAGCTGCACCTGCATCTGCACCTGTATTAATAATTCTTTTTCCTAACATATCTTTTTTTAAACTTCTGGCTGTGGGTAATAATCAAACGTAAATCTCAATACACTTTCTACTGTCGTAAGCGCATCAATATCGGTAACAAATCCATTTGCTTTAGTGATAATATCCGCTCGCTCCGTAACGACATCACTCGGAATATCTACGTTTCTTTCTGACTTTCTAATTACATACCAATCAGTTGGCTTTAATAACCTTCCTGCTTCTTCGTTTACTGCTTTCTTTTTATCTGACTTTAGTTCGTCAATCTTATAAGTGTTTTCAGTAGTTACGGTATAAGTTGGTTCTCCATCTTCATCTAAAACAGGTTCTCCATCATCATCTAAAATAGGTGTGTGTACGTCATAAGTAGAAGCAAAGTCGATATCTACTACTGGGTAGGTAAATACGCTGTTAGTCGCATCCCACTCAATAGCGCCCAACCTTTGACTTATCTTATCATAAGAAGGCGTTACAACGTCATAAAAACCAAATGCAGCATGGTTAGCTTTTTTGAAATTCAAATGTAAACCGTTGGCATCCTCCCAAACACTCGGTAATCTTCTATAAGTTCTAATTGTACCGTTAAAATCTTTTGCTTTCATATTATACCGCTTCTTTAGATATTGTCGCCCATTGCTCAGTAGAGCCGTTAGTAGACGTTATTTGAATTAAGTTACTTACCGTACCGTCATAAGTTCCTGTAATAATTTTAACAGATGAAGGTAAGGTTAAAGTGAAATCGCCTGTAATCACCAGATCCTTAACCATTCCAGTTGAAACATTTGAAAAGGTTAAAGTAGTGTCCGCGGTAAGTGTTTTTGTAAATACTTGAGCCGCTGAAAAATCTACAGCCGAAGCGCTCATAGCTTCAATGGTTGTAAACTCATCTCCAAGTACTCCGCTTGATATTTTAGTTAATGCCATGGTTTATTTTTTACAAATTTAAGATAATTTAATATGGGTTACTTCTATGTTATTAGTTCCTGTAGGCGGAGCTGTCGTAAATGTTAAAGTCGTTCCGCTTGTAGAATAATTCGCTTTAGCTTGATAAACCCCATCTATATAAATCTGTAGGTTGTTTTTTGTAGCTGGCTCAGTTGTTAAAGTAAATGCTACGGTACTGTCATCTCCATTAAAAGTATCTACCTCTATGCTAGGCGTTCCGCCTACAGCCACAGCGTGAGTTACTTCTATGTTATCAGTTCCGTTAGCTGGAGCAGTTGAAAAAGTTAAAACTTGACCAGATGTCGAGTAATTGCTTTTTGACTGGTAAACCCCATCTATATAAACCTGCAAATTATTCTCATCAGCTATAGTATTAGTTAAAGTAAATGCTACAGTACTACCATCGCCATCGAAGCTGTTTACTACAAAAGTAGTAGCACCACCCCCCCCAGAGGATTCTACCCAAGTAAAACCAGAGCTTGCACTGTCATAACTTAAAACGTAGTTATCTGTAGGCGTATTAGTGGCGTTTAAATGACTTTCATCTATAGAGCCATCTGTTATATGTTCTGAATCTATAGCATCATCAACTATATTAGTGCCGTCTATTGTATCAGCTCCAATAGTTGTAGCGCCTGCGCTAGTTATTGTAACATCCCCAGACATTGATACATCTGTAAAATCAGTACCGTTTGAAACCATTAAACTACCAGCAACGGCAGCGCTTAAATTGTCATCAAACTGAGCTATCTTAGGAGCGGTAACCGCATCGCCTTGTATTGCTCCAGTATCTACTAAGCCAGATAAATCAGCGCTTATTTCTGCGCCTGTAATAGATATACCTGTACCAGCGGTCATTCCATTAGTTATCGTAGCACCACTTATAGAGATACCCGTACCAGCGGTTAAATCCGTTGAGATAGTATCGCCTGTAATATCTATACCAGTTCCACCAGTCAAATCAGTTGAAATAGTATCAGATGTAATATCGATACCATCCCCAGCGGTTAATATATTCTGCTTAGTGTTTATTAAGTTGGTTATGGTAGTGTGAAAATTAGCATCATCATTTAAAGCGGCTGCCAATTCGTTTAAGGTATCTAAAGCACCTGGAGCTGAATCCAATACGGCATCTATTTGCGTATTAACGTAGCTCTCAGATGCTATCTGTTTAAAAGCACTATCATAATACTCTAGCTTCCCTAGAGTGCTGTTATAACGTATTATTCCAGCTGAGCCAGTCGGTCTGTTTGCAGTTGTCCCTACTGGTAAAGCTACTCCATCATTTGCGGAGCTTACATCTAGCGTAAAACTTGCTGGCGCACCAATACCAAAAACTCCATCAGTATCTATGTAAAGTCCTAAATCATTACCATTACCATCTGATAACTGTTTGGCGCTTGATCCTGCCTCTGTAGAATCGCTTACTTTTACAAGTGACTTGTAAGTATCTTTTATCTTATTGCCAGTTAAAGTAGTACCCATCTAAATATTTTTTACAAATTTAATCAAAATAAATCTTCCCAATTTTCGTTATCACCGTTCCAATTTTTATCAGTTTGCTCCCATTTGTTAATGGTTTCGGCGTTATTTTTTCTTATAATCAGCTTTCGCCTTTTTATTGCCATTTGTTTTAATCCTCTAGTAACTCCTATCATGATTAATAAGAGCGCCTTAGATAGCAAATAACGTGACCACCAGATAAAGATATATCTGTAAAGTTTCCATAAATTATTTGACCTTCTTTTAAGCTGTAATCAGTTAAAGTAGTATCACCGTTTGGCGTGTCGTTAGTCAAGCTAATAGTGGCATTTGTAGAAATACATTCTATCATGCAAAAATGCTCTCCAGATGGAGTAGCTTGAGTTCCTGGATGGTCTAGTAATCTAAAACCAAAATCGCCAAAACTCATTCTATGAAAATTATTTGCTGAATATAAATCTTTACTAGCCATTTTATTTAGTTTTATCTTTTAATTTTTCGTAGGTTCTTAATCCACCTAGCCCTAACATTCCCATCAATACAGTAAATAAAGAATTTGTATCAAACTCTACTGGCTCTATATCTGTATACGCTAGGAGCAAAGGCATTGCAATATAATGGAAGCCAAAAGCAAAACCGCAAATCCATCCTATAAACGGTCGCCATCCAGCAACAAACATACTTCTACTTTGTGCCTCTACCTTATTAATCTCTGCCTGTAGCTCTATAAGGCGCTGAGGATCCATCTCCTTACCTTTTATAGCTTCTCTTATATCCAAAGCCAAACCTCCTAAGTTAGATTTAGAAGAATCACTTTTACCTAAGAGAGAGAGTAACATTTTAAGCATATAACTCGTAATTTGTTTTTTTACCTTTTTTTACTGCCTTTAATATTCTATTTCTATTTCCACTTACCCCTACATAGGAAACGTGAATCCAATCTGGATTATCATCATCTCCAAACTCCCAGATCAATTGATCAAAATCTAAGTTTTCCTTAATGTATTCAAATAGCTCTGCATTTGTTTTATCCCCAGTAGCATCTATATCTATAGCTTGACCTTTAGCGTGCTGACTGGTAGATTTAGATCCTATAGCTTCGCAAAGCTCCACAGATCTATAAAAACTATTTACACGAATCGGCTCTTTTGCCCATTCTCTCAATGGCTCGAATACATTTTTGGCAAGTTTTTTCATGTTTTGCACATCCAACTCTCCTGGCGTGTTCTCTATCTCCTTTTTCTCTGCTGTCTTTGACTTTATCGCCTCCCCCCAGCTTATATGTTTGCTGATAAATCTCATCTTTTATAGCTTATTTATTTAACTTGTTTTTTCTACTCTATTCTCTACAGTTACAACACCCTTATAAAAGGTCTTATCATCATCGACATCCTCTAAATATTTAACGCTGTCTACTGTGCAAGTATATACGTTTAAATTATTGGCGCTTAAATCAAAATAATTATCCGATCTAGTTCTTATCAAGTTTAAAACAGTAGAAACTATTTGATTCGCTTGTAGCTCCCCCCCTGTATCACCTAAAAAAGAAGTCACTACGTCAATTCTGGAAGTGCATATAATATTAAAAGAAGTTTGATTTTCATCTATCTCCTGGGTATCTACAGAATAAACCCTTATAAACGGCTCAGATGCGTTTTGTGGCACTTTATTATAAACTGGCACATAATTACCATCTACTGTAATTGCATCCGTTAGAAGCGTTATAATCTCCTTTCTGATGTGATGTATTGCCTCTATCATTTAAGTAACTTTTTAATTCTCTTATCTATGCTGTTAATTAATTCTCTTATACCCTTATTTACAGTAGGATAAAAGAATGGTATTTCTCTGCCGCTTTTACTAGGATCTCCTCCTCCATGTTCTACAAATCCAGAGTATGGAGCATCAGACCTTATTTCCGCCTGCTTATTATTTACTACAGCTTTAATATTCCTAATCAAATTTCGTGTTTTATAAGGAGCTATCTTTTGCATTTCCCTAGTAATAGATAAAGCCGACTTTCCTATCTCTTCTGATAGAATCATTTTATCAATCGCCTTTAATTCAGTGATTTTACCCTGTAGCTTTTTATAGGATTTTGGATCTAATTTCATTGCGCTAATCTCTTTTGGTAGCTGATATCTTTACGAATTTATTTTTAAACCCTTCATAGATTCCAGTTATTCTATAATCTCCATCTTTACTCTGCACCTTTAAGATAGTACTTTCGTTTATATTATTTTCATCAAAAGTTTTATCCCTTAATACAATGTCCACATTTAGATAGCGACCTCTAGTATATTCGTTACTCTGCACATCACCTTTCACCTCCTTTACATACGCCCAAACTGTAGCGCTTACAGATGCCGTAGCTGTGAATCCGCCAAAACCATCTGAGGTTTTTGTGAGAGTTTTTATTTCTACTCTAGTATCTAATTTTCCAGCATCCATTAAATAAAAGCGTTTTTATAAGGCGCTAATATATGCTCCACATTAGCAGGAACTTCTACAA